CTTATACCTAAACATCTTATAATAATTTCATAATAATAGTACATTGTTATACACAGATTGTTACAAATTTTTAAGATCAACTGCGAACATAACAGTTGCTAAATATCTACAACATGAAGATAAACGAAGTACTAAACACTGAAAACATAGGCCCTGCTCCGGCAAGTGCTTGTTCTAGACCAGCATCAGACTTACCTGCATCGTGGGTATCAAGTTGTAAATCACAAGGCAAAAAGAAAAGAACCGGCAGTCGTAATGAAAAGATTGGCGGAAGAACGCAGAAAGTTGCCGGCAAAAGAATCAAAGGCAAGAAGTACGGCGGACCAACGCCTGACTATTCATAATAATCCTCACTTTTTCAAGACCTAATAGCGAGCCAATAGCGAGCCATTAAATACTATTACAATGAATATACAATCTAACAGTGAATATGGTAAACTCAAGTCAATAGTTGTTGGTAGACCAGATGGTGCCAATTGGCCTATCGAAGATCCTATGTTTAAAACTTGGTTGAAGTATCCTGGAGACCAAGGCGGACACTTTCCTTATAAGATACCAGAAGATGTTATTGAAAGTGTAAACGAAAACATATATCTATTGATTGATAGATTAAAATTAGATTTTGATATAGAGATAGTTAGACCTACTAGAGCCAACTGGAAGACAGCAGTTGCAACACACGACTGGGTGTGTACAGGAATGAACACTCTCAATATGAGAGAAACACTAGTAACTATCGGTAACAAAGTAATTGAATGTCCACACCCTTATAGATCTAAACATTATGAATCACAAGTGTATGGACCAATAAAAAAATACATTCAAGAGAATGGTGGAGCATACGTTGTTGCTCCTAGATCAAAATTAGAAGCAGGATCTATAGCACAGAAGGATAATAAACTTTACGCAAGAAACAACGAACCATTGTTTGTTGGAACAGACATATTAAAATTTGGCAAAACTATATTGTATTTCACAAGTGCTAGGTCTAATAGACTGGGTGCTGAATGGTTGCAACAAGTTCTAGGTGACGAATACAAAGTAGAAATAACAGGTAGATTTTATCATTACGAATCACTGTGTAATAATATGATGCCCCTGGATGAAAATACTTTGTTGTGTAATGCTGATAGATTGTCTGGAGAAGCAATACCAAAAATATTTAAAGACTATAAAAAGATATGGGTAGAAACTTTAAAAGACAAAGGTGCATACAAACATCCTCTAGGATCAAAGTATGTTAATCTACAAGTGCTTAACATAGATGAAAGACACAAGATGGTCAACAGTGATCAACCTGAACTATGTAAATTATTAAACGCACACGGATTTGAAATAATAGAATCTAACCTACTGCACACACAAACATTTGCGTATGGATATCATTCACTGTTCTGTGATTTAGTACGAGAGTAATCAGTAAGTTTATCTGATAGTTCTTTGACTATCTGCTGATATTCAGATACTTGAAATTGTAAATTGCCAATATCTCTTTCAAGTTCTTGTATTTTTTTATCTTTGTTCTCTATGTCTTCTCTAGAATATATGTCTGTAATAGTTGGCATTGTAATTATATATTACGATAGACAATTTTTAAAGTCAATGTTATAATTACTTTAAATGAAAATCCTATACGTCAATCACAATCAACTTAATCCTGGTAAAACTCCTGAGTTTGATATAAACGAGCAAGAGTTTGATCTTTGTGTGATCAATAGATATCCAGAACATCTTAAAAGCAGTATTAAAAGCAGATACAGTTATAAAAGAAACTACATCAGTCCTAAGGACGGAGAAGAATGGGCAAAAGGAAACTGTGTTATCTTTAATAAGGCACCAGAAGACATTGAGTTTTCCAACTATAATTTTTTTGTAGAAGGAGCAAACGAAAACCAATGCAAGGTTTGGCAAAAACTATGCTATAAAAATTACAATATAATAAGTGGCTTCACAAGTTACCCAAGTGACTTGTCAAAAACTCATGATCCTGGCAACGATGTCAACAAATTTATCTTTCAACAACAAGCAAAAGAAATACTAGACATGGTAGACGACAGAACAATACTCTGCACAGACCTCCATGTAGAAGATGACCAACTAATAGATTATGATATAAACCTAACAGGAAATGGAATGATAAATCATTTAGCAGAAATACCAGCATACACCGTACCATCGATACAAGAAAGACAATCTTTAAGAAGTATAGATAAAATTATAACAACAAAGAATAGTAGGATAGAAGTTTCCAACATCAAAGTTATTAAATACTCGAGTACAAGAAAATTTGGTCATTGGCCTATAACATTTAATATAAATGAAACGATATGAGCATAAAATATAAACTTATTTGTGAAGACGATGACAAACACAAGTTCGAAGGCTGGTTTCCTAGCATACAAGACTTTGAGGATCAGGTAGCATCAGGACAATTGGTGTGTCCAATGTGTGACGGTAAAGTACGAAGAGACATAATGGCTCCGAACATTAAGAAAAAATCTACAGCAAAATCTAAAACACGCAGTAAGAAAACAGTTGAAAGCAAGACCAGTGAACAGTTGGTAATGGGTGGCAGAGCAAGAACATTATTAAAACAATTAGAAGATCATGTTAAGAAAAACTTTGAGAACGTTGGTAAAGACTTTGCTAAAGAGGCCAGAAAAGCACACAAAGGTGAAAGAAACGAAGACTTTTATGGTAGTGCTACCAACAACGAAGCAGAAGAATTACTGGACGAAGGCATTGATTTATTTCATGTTCCCGAGATTAAAGACAACTAACCAAAAAAAGTTTGCCCATACGGTTGACATTAGACTATAATTGTGTATAATGTGTTTATAAGTTGTAAGGATAAAAGAGATTGAAATTCCGATTATAACTTTTAACCAAGGAAAGAAAGAGGAAAAATGTTATCAACAATGTTTAAGACTTTATTTCCTAATCATGAAAAAGGAAAAAACAACATGGCAAACTCAACACAATACGTTATCTACACAAGAAACTTCAAAACAAGAGCGAAGCAGATTGGTGTATTTGCGGAGCCGGCATCTTCATACAAAGTAAATGGTGAAGTACACGGTGGCAAAATCAAGTTTAAAAACTTGGCTGTAAAAGGTACTGCAAGAAAAACTGCAACTAACAAGTTACTTGCAAAAGGTATCGACTTTACAGTAGAAGTACTAGGTACTGCACCTAAGGCTTCTGCATTAACAATGAAATCAAATGTTATTTCATTGCTTAAAAAATCAGGTAGAAAAGTAATTAACTACTCTGCATAATAATTGAGACAATATTAGGGCGGTAGGAAACTATCGCCCTTTTTTTATGAGTATCTTTTAGTTAGACTATAGATCACTGCATCTTTTTGTTTACGAAATTTAATACAGTTACCATCAACATAAACATTTAAAGGACCACCATACTCTTTGTAAAGTATTTCTTCATCTATCAAATGTGATGGTATTCTATCATTGTTGGCCATTTGAATTTTATATCCCCAAACCAAAGGCCACCAGTGTATTGGATTTTTACGTTGTGTGAATTCGATCATTAATAGATAAGCAAACATAGGTAATACAGTGAACGGCTCAACCCACCATACCATGAAGTCGAATGTAAAAGCATCTATTAAATGTATAAACCCCCACCACAAACCAATTACTGCTCCTAGGATACCTAGTACTACCCAGCCATCTTCGCCGTCATCTCCCATATCGTAATTGGAGGAATTTCTAAAAGTGTATATTGTTGGATTGTTTCGTAGTAGGTTTTTATTTTTATTTTTTGACGATGTTTTTAATAAAAGTAATGTCATAACGGCCCATATTAAAGATATTTATAGTTTTACCCATAGACAATTAATATAATTCTGCTATAATATGAGTTAAATACCATTATGCAAAACAAAACTCGTAGTATATTAGAAGAACTAACAGCGGTCAATAAAACACAGGACAAAGAAAATCTTGTGTTAAGCAGAGCCAGTCACATCATTGACTCATCTATTAACCTATTTGGTTTTATACGAGAGAATTTTGATCAAGAAACTGCATATAAATTAGAGAAGAAGTTCTTAACTGCGGTAAAACAAATGGACCCAACCAAATTCAATAATGGTGTTTCAAGAATAAAAGAATTAAAAAGAATAAAAGAATCGTTAGTCATTAAAGAGGGTGAATACAGAGAAGAGGATGAGTAATGTTAATAGAAGACGTCCTTAACGAGTTTAAGAGAACACATTTAGAACACATCGAAGATCTTGTAGTAACAAACGGATACGAAGGCGGCAAGTCTGTTGTTGAATACTTCCGTGGACTATTAGTAACACTACAAGGATCATCAGCAGAGTCAATGGAAGTGTCTGTAAAATGGGACGGTGCTCCTGCTGTCATTTGTGGTACCAATCCAGACAATGGTAAATTTTTTGTAGGTACTAAATCAGTATTTGCTCAGAATGCCAAAATAAATTACACAAAGAAAGATATAGCAAAAAATCACGGCACAGATGATCTTGGACAAAAACTTTTGAAATGTCTTGTACATTTACAAAAATTAGATATCAGAGAAGTACTACAAGGAGACTTACTGTTTACTGACAATGATATCACAAGAAAAAATGTCAAAGGTAAGCCACACATAACATTTACACCAAACACAATAACATATGCAGTAGAAGAACAATCAGAACTAGGCAAACAAATAGACGCCGCAAAACTAGGAATCATATTTCATACAACTTATGTTGGTGAGACACTTGCCGACATGAATGCTAAAGGTGGAGCCAATGTTCAGTCGTTGAGTAAAAACCCAGATGTATTTTTTGATAACGCAGTTTACAAAGATGTATCAGGGTCTGCTAAATTTACAGCAGATGAAACAGCACAGTTTATGAGTGGCCTAGACAAACTAGAATCATTATTAGCAAACGTACCAAGAGACCTATCAGGACAACTTGGACAGAACAATGACTTCGTAGGATACTTTCAGATGTATATCAATGCAATGGTTAAAGAAGGTCAATTACCTAACAACATAAATCAATTCCTGTTAGGATTTAAAAAGTTTTACGCAGACAGAATGCAACAACAGATGGCAGGACTGAAAGCACAGAAGGCTCTAACGTTAAGACAAGATAAAATGAAACAGATGCCACAGTTTATTGCAAGAGTCAGAAAACCATTACAAGCGATGCTGACATTCTACAAAGCAGTACAAACCATGAAAGGTTTTGTGTTGAAGAAAATGAATCAAGCAATGACTATTGGATCATTTGCACAAACTGATAATGGGTTAGAAGTTACCGATCCCGAAGGATTTGTTGCCGTTGACAGAATGGGTAATGCAGTCAAACTGGTAGATAGATTAGGGTTCTCAAGACGTAACCTCACAGCAGTCAACAAATTTAAAAAATAAATACTGATATGAAAGCACCATTTTTAAAATTCGTAGCAGAAGGTAGAGTAGTTAGACGTCCAGGAGAACTATCTAGATATACATTCCAAGAGATATGTGAAAAGATCTACATCAGTTTCCTAAGTTTGTCTTTGTTGAAACGTTTCTCACAAACATCTAGATGGGCAAGACAATATGGTCGTGAAACAATGACATACGGTGGCTTTGATAAAGTAAGATATTCAGCGAACGATCTTCACAATATGTTAGCAGTAGTAGACGGAGATCCTGCTATTGCATTAAAGTTGTCTAATAGCAACGCCGCACAGGCTCTAAGACAAAGACAGAGTGTACCTACTCTTATTGTTAAAAGATATCTTAGAATGATGCAAGATGATTATGGATTTTTAACTGCCATGGAAACTGCCTTAGGAATCACTAACGGAGACTACAAAAACTTAAGAAGAGCGATAGCAGACTTTGATTCATTAGACACTAGAAGAAAAAAAATTACAGTTACTAGATTACTTCAGGCAGTAAGAGCCAAACTACCAGGCACGGATATTTCTAGAAAAGTTGAAGAGTTTTCTAAGAAACAAAAGTTTGAACTAGACAATGTGTTAGATGCTGAAACAGGCACAGACACTAAAAAAATGTCCGGAGATGAATTAAATGCTTACAGAATACTAGTAGGACCTGCAAATATTAGAAGAGCAAAGATGGCAGTTGAACTTGCAAAAGATGGAAAGTCAATTCCAGCAAATGTAGTCAGTGCTTATGTTCCTATCATGAGAATGGTAGATGATATTGCCAACGGTGGCTTTGCATTCGTTAGATTATTACAATCTATACACGAAAGAGCAAAAAAGAACCAAAAACGGTAATATATCCACAGAATTTACCAACCAACTTACTAAATACTTACAATGTGTCATCGGAGCGATGACGCAGTCATGTAAATCAGAGAAAAAAAGGAGGATATTACAATGGCAGGTATAACATCAACTAAGGCGGCAAAAGCGAGTAATGGTCTAGGTCCAAGAACTAGAATCATCAACCTTGCAAAGACAAACATCACTCAAGACGAACTAGATGCGGCATTAAGATATCTAGCGGCAGGTGACGTAGCAGGAACTAACGATGCACACACAGTTGCAGGCGTTTCTTGTTTAACAGAATCAGGTGTATTCACAGCAGGAACAACTGATAATGTACAAATCGTGATCCAAGGTACAGGCGCATTTACGGCGGCTTCAGACTTTGGTATTGGTTCAACTGGTGTAACTTCATCGTTACTAGCAGACATACTATAATATCACAGTAGAAAAAAAATATTCAGAAGGGCAGGCAAGAAATTGTTTGCCCTTTTGTCTTGAGTGTTAAGTAATAACAATGACAATATATTGTGTACAAACCCTAGTAGACATATCAGATTCAGGAAACCTAAACAAAACATTTCCGTTCACCACAAAGAGTGGCCATCTTGTGCATGACAAAGAAACACTGGCACTGGCAAAGAATCAAAAACAAAATTTTAATACACTTGTTCAATCACTACAATTAAGAGCCAACATAACATGGGACCAACATCCTATGATGACTGACATAGTGACTGGCAATACTAAATTTGGTAAAGTGTATGAAGGCAAACACAAACTATGGACATTTATATTTTACACAGACCAGAACGATGTATATGCTGACACAGACGGTCAGACAGGTGCAGTAGAAAAAGACCTAGATTTGATACCAATTATATCCTTTTGTAAAGAGACTGCTACTTTCCCTCAAAATGCTTTCCTAACACAGGACGACGATACTAGAAATACATTCGTATTAAAGGTAAAGTCTGACGAAGAGGAAGTTCAATACAGAGATATCGTTAACGAAGTACTATCCGAATACGAAAATTAAAAAAGACATACATTTCTTATTTTACGTTCTGCGATAAATATCATTGATTACGGCACATTTAGGCAACTAAACAACAACATTAATAGGCATTCTAGGCAATGACACAGGCACAATTCCAGGCAATCTACAACCATCTAACCGATGTAAAAAAGGAATTGAGAATTATGAGCACAACAGAATTAGAAAAACAAAACCTAGAAGCACACGTTGACCTATGTGCTGAAAGATATAAAGGTCTACACGACAGATTAAGTGCGATCGAAACAACCTTGAATCATATCAATGAAGATATGAAGACAGGACAAAAATCTCATTCTAAAACAATTATAGCGACAGCAGGCACAGTCATAGCAGGATTACTATCAACAGTGGTGGTTATCCTTATGAAAATGCCAGGCTAGTATAACTAACTTTAAATTACCAATTTTATGTTTATTAATATTTCCGCAAAGGTGCGAGTATGGATTTCAGGAGACCAACTATCATTCCTAAGAAAATACTCGAGCAAACCGTATTTTAAGCAAAGTGAACTGTCTGTTGAAGAAGTTCAAATTGCAAAACTTCTAGCAGACAAAAGTGTACTTGTAAGAAAAAAACTTACAACCGACACTCAATATGCAGTAAATAGAACTATACGGATATCACACCATGGGAATAAAAAATAGATACGAACTGGTAAAGCAGATTGAGGCTTACGGCCTTAAATCTAAACTTGCCGACTTGGCAAAAAAAGACGAAGAACGTAGACCTTTTAGGCATCTACCCAAACAGTTTTCCAAAGGAATATTGATAGGCAATATTGCCATTGTACCTAAACGTTCTGATGGTACTCGATACATCTATGTAATTGCTGACATGGTTAAAGCAACTATAATGTATGATGACATACATCTAAAACAAACAGCCATATTAGTCGCACACAATCTAGCAGATGGCAAGGGTGAACCAACACAGGTGTTAAAGTTAGACGAGCAATTTTCATCACATCTATTTGCTATTACTAACTCTAGAAGAATGTTTAAAATGGCTAAAAAAGAAAAGAACGAAGTGGGAATGGAGATACAAACACAGAAATTTGAAGACGCAAACCGCCTTGCAGACCAATACAAGCAGAAAATAATGGACATATTCGCAGATACCTTTTCTACATAATGTAGTTTTACTTCATAAATATATCATATGCACAGCAACGAACTTACAAAACCGATTACTACTGAATCACTTTTAACGCAGTTTGAATCAAGATTCAATCAAACAATGGACTTGAGCAAATTTACAAAAGAAGAACTAGAAGATACTGCAAACAAAGTTAGAACTAAAATTCACAATATTACTCAAAACGAGCATTTCGGTCAAGAACTAAAAAATCATGACTACCAAAAAAGTCAAATGATGCTTGATATTGTTAACCAAGCAATTAGAGAATATGAGTATAAAGGAATGGGAATTAAAGAATATGGTGATGACAATCCAATCATACAAAAAGCAACTGATCCAATTAAACAAAAACTTAAAAAAGGACAAGCATTAAGTCCAGATGAAAGATCAGCGGCGGCAAAACTTATGGCAAGTAAAGAAGTTAAAGAAGGCGTAGAAGAACAATCAGAATTAATTTTAGCGGCTAAGGACATGATGGATAAAGTTACGTCATTCTTAGAAGATTTAGCATCAATGAAAACAGAAGGTATGTTAGAACTTGCTGATAGAATCAGAGATGAAATGGGAGCAGAAAAGGCAGATGCTTTCTTACAAAAAATTCAACCTGCTATTGAACAAGCAGAAGCAACACTTGGTACAACAAGACAAGAACTAGACAACGGTGTTAGAATATTAACAGGCGAAGAAACTATGTCAGAACCAATGGGCAATGACGATACTATGAACACTGATGCTGAAACAGGATTAGATGATTTAGAAGGTCCAGAAGATGAAGTATCAGATGAGTTTGGAGCCACTGATGCAGAAGCAGGTGGAACAGAGCCTGAAGGCAGAGAACAAAGAGAATCCAAAGAAGTATTCGAATCGTCAAGCAGACTGTATAGTAAACTAGCAGGAAAGTAAACCTGATGAGATTCCTTGAATTTCAAAATTCCAATAAAGAACTTGAAAGTGCATTAATGAACACTCTTAATCAATTAAGAGGAGAAGCAGACGAAAAAGATCAATCATCACAAATAAGTTTTGATGCTGTAACAAGCATTATGAAAAATACAGGCTTTCCAACTTTCAATTATGATCTATTCAAACAGATGTATGATCAAGGAGACTCTCTAAAACAAGTAGTAAAAGATTTTGACAGAGAAAAAATAGTTATTAAAACAGAAAAAGATGCAGAAGATGATCCTCAGATGGATTTTGATAACCAAGGTTCTACAGACAAAGTTAAGCAGATGGCAAAATCTGCCATGAATAGAAGAAAATAATAATATCTACAAAACACTTGCATAATTTTAAATAACCTACTATACTGAGTAAATGATGATACCTAATGATGTATTGAAATCTCGAGGAATTCGTTACGTACAGAAATTTCCATATGGAGAGATTGCAAGAACGACACGAGATAAAAAAAGACATTACGAAACACCAGATGGTAGAGTTGTTCCATCAGTAACAACAGTTCTGTCAGCAACCAAGGACATGACTCATCTACACGCATGGCGTAAAAGAATTGGCGTACAAAAAGCACAACAGATCACAACAGAATCAGCAAACATTGGAACTGTGATGCACAGGAGTTTAGAGAAACACGTAAAAGGTGAGGATCGTACTCCAGGATCAAATCTAATACAACAAAAAGCACACACAATGGCCAATGTTATTATAGATAATGGACTGACAGATGTATCAGAAGTTTGGGGATCAGAAGTTAATCTTTATTATCCTGAATTATATGCAGGAACGACAGACCTTGTTGGTGTGTTTAAAGGTGAACCTGCTATAATGGATTTCAAACAAGCACGTAGACTAAAGAAAAAAGAATGGGTTGAAGATTACTTCCTTCAACTGTGTGCATACTCCGAAGCACATAACATTCAATATGGTACTAAAATACGTACAGGTAAAATTTTTATATGCACACAGGCTAACGAATATCAAACATTTGAAATCGACAACTACGACCATTGGGTTGGCCAGTGGTATGCTAAATTGGAACAATACTACAAGGCAATCCTTTAATAAATAACGTTACAAAGGAATTTATATGCCAATAGTACAGATATCTAGAATACAACACAGACGTGGAAAATCAACGGATCTGCCACAGTTAGCGGCCGGCGAATTAGGTTGGGTAATAGATGATCAAAAATTATACATAGGTAACGGTACACTGGCAGACGGAGCACCTGCAATAGGAAACACAGAGATTGTTACAACAGGTTCATCTGCATTTGGTGCCGCATTAAAATATCTATATCACGGTTACTTAGGCGATCCTGGAATATCAGGTGATGCAACACAAAGAACATTACAAACAAAATTAGACGAAAGAGTTTCAGTAAAAGACTTTAATGCAAAAGGAGATGGATCAACAGACGATGCATCTGCAATTAACAAAGCATTAGAAAAACTTTACAGAAACACTGATAAAACAGATCCAAGAGCAAGAAGAGTTTTATTTTTTCCTGCAGGACAATACAACATCACTGCTGAAATAAAAATTCCACCTTACGCACATTTAGTTGGTGAAGGACAAGACAAAACAATATTATACAGAACTGGTTCAGGTGATAACCTAGCAGTCACAGTTGACAATGCAGGCAACGGACACGGAAGTATTGGATCAGGTAGTGCAGTTACACCAAAGAATATTTCAATAGAAGGAATTACTTTCAAACAAGGTACAGCAAAAGTAGGATTGTCAATCGACAGTACTACAAATTTATATGCAAGAAATTGTAAATGGCAAGGAACATACGCATCGGGTGGTGCAGATGCTTCGGGTTCAAAAGCGGTTTCAAACAATTCAACAACAGCACTTCCATCAACAAATGTTGTATTTGATCAATGCTCATTCACAAAGTATGCAAGACTAGTTGATTTCTCACACGATATTACATCAGTAAAATTTAGAGATTGTGATTTCTCTGTTGCTTACTACGGTGCAAGACTTGGACAATCAACAAACGGTTCAGCAAATGGATTAATAACAGGACCAAGAAATATACAATTTTTAAATTCTAGATGGAGCAACATTGGACAAAACGCAATCAGTGTATTGAACAACGGCAGTATTAAAAATGTTGTTAGTTTTGGAAACTGGTATGCAAAAACAGTAGGTAACAACTTTGAAGGCGTTGGTTCAATTAGAGAAGTACCTGTTGTAGATTACAATGCTGACGAGTGTGAAAGTATTGCAGACTATTTTGAAAGATCTGATCTAAGAAGAACAGACGGTAGTTCAGAACTTAACATGGCGCCTGAAGTACAAGGAATTGGCAAACAAGTTAAGGCAGTAAAACAGATTTCGTTAGCAAACAACACATCAACGGCCACCACTACTACTTTAGAATTTCCATCTGGATCTGCTTCTCTTGGAAAATCAATTGTGTTGAATTACAAAATCGAAAGAGGTTCAAATCTTAGAGTAGGTACATTTACTATGTGTGCCTCATCTGCCGGTGTACAGTACGATGACAATTTTAATGAAAGTGCATCTGACGTTGGAGTTGAACTTACAGCGGTAATAGGAAGAGACGATTCTACATCTCTTGACAAAACGGTTATTGTAAAATACACTACTACCAACAGTGGAACAGCGGCAACAATGGATGTTGAAGTTGAGACATTGGTTTAACTTACAATAAAATTGTAGGTTGTACACATTTTATTATATACAAATATAATTAATCAATAGACAAACATAAATTAATCTTTTATAATAGTAATACATTAAAAAAATGTAAAACGAAGCCGTAGTTTTATATACAATGGAGATTGGAAGATTACGATAAATATGACTTTAACAACAACACAAAAAAATTTACAGACACCAGGAATAAAAAGCAAAAGAGTAATGAATACTGCCAACAACGCAAACTTGAAAGTTCTAAAAAGAGATGGCAAGTATGAAAACTTAGATATCAACAAAATTCATTTTGTTGTAGAAGAAGCCTGCGAAGGTCTTTCGGGTGTATCAGCATCACAAATAGAAATGAATGCCAACATACAGTTCTATGATGGCATGACAACCAAAGACATACAAAATGTTTTAGTGCGTTCGGCAAATGATCTTATATCTTTAGATGCACCCAACTATCAATACGCCGCGGCAAGACTTTTATCTTATGATGTAAGAAAAGAAGCACACGGACAGTACGAATATGTTCCTTTACTAAAATTAATTGTCAGAAATATTAGACTAGGTGTTTACGACAAAGGCATTGTTGAAAATTATACATCTACAGAAATTAAAAAACTAAACACATGGATAAAAAGAGAAAGAGATTTAAATTTTACATACGCAGGACTAAGACAAGTTGTAGACAAATATCTTGTACAAGATAGAAGTTCAGGCACATTGTATGAAACTCCTCAAGATATGTACATGATGATTGCGGCAACTCTATTTGCCAACTATCCTAAGAAAACTAGACTATCATATATTAAAAAATATTATGACGCTATCTCATTACACAAAATTAATATCCCAACTCCGGTTATGTCAGGAGTAAGAACACCTATCAGACAATTTGCTTCTTGCGTTTTAGTTGACAGTGATGATTCATTGCCTTCTATATTCTCAAGTGACATGGCAATAGGTTTATATGTTGCCAGAAGAGCAGGTATAGGAATCAACGCAGGACGTATCAGAGCAATCAACTCTAAGATAAGAGGTGGGGAAGTAGCACACACAGGAGTGATTCCGTTTCTAAAAAAATTCGAATCGACTGTGAGATGTTGCACACAAAACGGAGTACGTGGAGGCAACGCAACAGTACACTTTCCTATATGGCACCAAGAGATCGAAGACATACTTGTATTAAAAAATAACAAAGGTACAGAAGATAACAGAGTAAGAAGAATGGATTACTCGATACAATTATCTAAACTGTTCTATGAAAGATTTATTAATGAGGAAGACATTACATTGTTTTCTCCACATCAAGTACCAGGATTATATGATGCATTTGGTACAGATAAATTTGATGCATTGTACAAAAAATATGAAAAAGACGACAGCATACCTAAAAAAACTATGCCGGCACAAGACTTGTTCTTTGATTTACTAAAAGAAAGAGCAGAGACAGGACGTATCTATATAATGAATATTGATCACTGTAATTCTCATTCTTCGTTTAAAGACAAAGTTTCTATGTCAAACTTATGTCAAGAAATTACACTACCTACAACACCCATACAAGACATACACGACCCCGAAGGAGAGATTGCATTATGTATTCTTTCAGCAATAAATGTGGGTACTATCAATGATGTATCTGAGTTAGAAAACTTATGTAACCTAAGTGTAAGAGCACTGGACGAGATCATCGACTATCAAGATTACCCCGTTAAAGCGGCAGAGATAAGCACTAAGGCTAGGAGAAGTTTGGGTGTGGGTTATATAGGCCTAGCACACTATCTAGCAAAATTAGGCTATGGATACAGCGATAAAAAGGCATGGGAATCAGTAGATAGATTGTCCGAAGCATTCCAATTTTATCTATTAAAAGCATCAAATGAACTTGCACAAGAAAAAGGCAAGTGTGATAAATTTGATAGAACAAAATATGCAGATGGACAACTGCCAATAGATCACTACAAGAAAGAAGTAGATGAGATCGTGCCACACAAACAGAGAATGGCATGGGAGAGTCTAAGAAAAGATATTGCAAAACATGGATTGAGACATTCAACACTATCGGCACAGATGCCCTCAGAAAGTTCTTCCGTTGTCAGTAACGCAACAAATGGAATAGAACCACCTAGAGCATTATTATCAATTAAAAAATCTAAAAAAGGACCACTAAAACAAATAGTTCCTGGCTTTCCTAAACTTAAAAACGATTACACTCTGTTATGGGAAATGCCGAGCAACGAAGGATACATTAACATTGTGTCTATGATGCAGAAATATTTTGATCAAGCCATATCTGGCAACTGGTCATACAATCCGTTGAAGTTTGAAAACAATGAAGTACCACTATCAGCAATGGCTCATGATATGTTAACAGCATACAAACTTGGATGGAAAACATCTTACTATCAAAACACCTACGACTTTAAAGGCGAAGAGGAAGAAGTACAACCTGCAGGATTAATGGCAGTAGTTGAAGAAGATGCCGGCGAAGAAGTAGAAATGGATTTAAAAACTCACGCAAATGGCTTACACGTAGTAAATGGTTTAGAACCTGCTGTCGAAAATCTGTATGAAAATAACGCAGAAGATGACGGCGAATGTGAAGCCTGTACAATATAAATAGGTGCCCATGACAAAGACAATTTTTAATACCAATAATGTAGACTGGATGAAACAACCAATGTTCTTTGGCGAAGATCTAGCAATACAAAGATACGATAACATGAAGTATCCTCAGTTTGATAAACTTAACCAAACAATGTTAGGATATTTTTGGAGACCAGAAGAAGTATCACTGCAAAAAGATAGAGCAGACTTTCAACAGTTTAGACCAGAACAAAAACATATTTTTACAGCAAATTTAAAGTATCAAACACTATTAGATTCTGTGCAAGGCAGAGGTCCATGTTTAAATTTTTTACCTTATGTTTCTAATCCAGAACTCGAAGGTTGTGTTGTAACTTGGGACTTTTTCGAAACAATACACTCAAGAGCATACACTCACATAATGAAAAACGTTTACTCAAACCCAGCAGAAGTTTTTGATACTATTCTTCATGATGATGAAATACTTAAAAGAGCACAATCAGTTACACAAAATTACGATGCATTTGGTAAGTTAGCACAAGACTATTTTGTCAAAGGCAAAGGCGATATACTTGAGGTCAAGAAACAATTATATCTTGCAATGATAAACGTAAACATCTTAGAAGGTTTAAGATTTTATGTTTCATTTGCTTGTACATTTGCATTTGGTGAACTTAAACTTATGGAAGGTTCAGCAAAACTATTATCGTTGATTGCAAGAGATGAAGCAACACACTTAAACTTAACAACACACGTGATCAAAGCATGGCAAAAAGGTGATGATAAAGATATGCTTAAGATAATGAAGTCATGTGACAAGCAAGTTGTTGAAATGTTTAAAAAATGTATTGATGAAGAAAAAGCATGGGCAAGGCATTTGTTCAAAGATGGATCTATCATTGGATTGAACGAAAGATTACTTGCTTCATACGTAGAATGGATTGCAAACAAAAGATTAAAAGCAATTGGTTTTGATCCAATATACGACATACCAGCAAACGCAAACCCTTTACCATGGACACAACATTGGTTGTCATCTAAAGGTGTACAAGTAGCACCACAAGAAACTGAAGTTGAATCGTACATCGTAGGCGGTATTAAGCAAGATATCAAGAAAAAACAATTCAGCAAGTTCTCATTATAATAGTACATTATTTTCTACTATAAATATTGGTATGCCAGCAATAACAAGAGTAGGAGACGCAGACGTATCACATTGTTCAGGCATGGTCAGAGAAGGCCATGTTAAGACTGTGTTCTGCAACGGAATAGAAGTGTCATGCGAAGGACACAACAACACAGGACATTTGTTTCCTGCACCACCAATCTGTTTAAATCATCAGGCACCGATCGCAAAAGGTTCTCCTAATGTATTTGCAGAAGGAATACCAGTAGGTAGAATAGGAGATCCAATAGCAGGTTGTACATCAGTTGCCGAAGGATCACCAAATGTATTTGCTAATGGTGGAAGTGGATCAAAAGATAACACTAGTGAATCACTTGTTCCAGACGATGGCAGTAATTTTGGCGAAGGTGGAGCATAACAATGGCTAGAGTAAAACAAGGATTAAAATCATTAGCAGAGAAGTCACCAAACCTAAGCAACAATGCTGTGAATGTTTTGATTGCCGATACCAACAAAGGTTACGCAACACTTTCGTATTCACTAGCACAAAAAATTCGTACAAACACAGTACTAACAACTTCACAAAAAACAGATTTAAAAAATACAATTAATAGTAAACCTTACTTAAACATTGGACAACTGTTTGATGATCTAGATATACACACAGATAAAATTTTAACAGGCGAACTAGGTGATGAGAATGTGGTAGGTAGCGGAGATAGAGGAACGTTCTTAGAACATATGCAATTAACAAATTCCATCGACTCTTTAGTTCCATCATTGTTTGGAAACACAGCAGATAGTATTGGTAAGGGTGTAGATGATTACTTTGGTACTCTACGATTATCTATTAGACCAAACATGAATACTATTAGAGATAATTTAACATCGATTAACAATGCAAGTATGGCAACAGATACAGCATACAGAACAGCAATAACAAACCTAATTAATTTTATAGATTCTGTTAAAGATGATTCTACAGATTTTCAACAAACTTTAAACACATTTGCAAGTGCAGTATCAACAGCACAAACAAATTTAGATAACGCATTAGCATCAGAACCATATCTAACTTGGAGAACAAGTTTAACAACAAACAGAACAACGGTTAATGACCAAATAACTAAAGAAGTTACGAACATCGGAGGCATAAGAGCATATGTCAAAAGTTTAGTCAACACTCAAAGTTATGTTTCACTGGCAGAAAATACTAAACTAAAAGACATTATACAACAATCATCAGGCAGTACTGAATGGCAAGATTATTATTCTAAATACGATTCACGGAAAAATAATTACAATCCAATATACAATTACACGTCAGACAGCAGTAATGATTCAACAGTGGAACAAGTGTTACGATTAAGAGGATTACCTGATGTGTTAAACCATCATGATTTAGTATCTGTTGCAAAAAAATTATTAAGAGATACAAGACTTTCATCAGTTATTTCCAATCAAAATAAAACAACCGAACAACTGATTGAAAAAGCCTGTGAACTATTAAGTATAGAAGTAGAAGGATTATCAACATATTCTCAAAGCAAATTATTGTTAGACAACATGAACAAACATGACGTTGACAGTATTAAAAAAGAATTAGAAAACAGTCAAGCAACAGATACACTATCGTAAGGAGATATTATGAATCCCAACAGTTACTGGTTTACAGCAATACTGATATTGGCTTTGTTATTTCTTGCTATTTTTATGAAACCTGGATATACAGGAATATTTTAATCAATTATATTTGTACTGGCACCACGTAGTGTTTGCCGTCTACTTCGATAGTAGTTTTGATTGCCCAATCATGCTTACGATAATCCTGTGTTTTAGGTGGCTGTCCGTCTGCTGTTTGATTGCTAACTCTTTTCTTCTTTGTAGGTATTGATTGTCCTGAAACCCAAGACATTTCTTCATCAGTGTATGGCCACATTATGCTACTCCCCAAAATTTAATGTAAGTTCCGTAAATTAACAACATTGTGTAGATTGATATAATGCACACTATCCATTTTGTAGTCATTGGTCTTTGTGATTTCTCTTCCAGTAATTGCTTTTTTTCATGCCAAGATAGTTCTCGCCTGGCTCGTAGTCCCATCGGTGTCCGTGATGTCCACGCACATCTGCATACCACATTCTTAATCTTACTATCAACTTTCTAACCTTTAATGCCACAAACTTATACTCTCTTAACGTCTTAACGTCTAACTAATTTCGCTTTTAAGGCCGCTCTCTTTTTCTCTTGGAGTTCAGCCTGTCTCACTTTTCTACCAATTGGGACCTTCTGCATTCTAGCAATTTTCTGTCCTTTTCGGTTAGTGTATTCAACACTGATCTCAGTAGTTCCTTTTGGAAGTCCACCTTGAACGCTTTTAATTATCTTCTTGAAGGATAAACCCTCCTTTATCTCCTCAAATTCTTTCAAGTCTGTGATTTTTATTGAAAGTTTTCTTTTACTTTTTTCTGTTTGCATTCAATATATTACGATATGGTTGACAAATTGTCAACCTTGTGCTTAAATATATTTGTAGACGTTGAAGCATTTGAAATAAACGTTGCGGACGTCGGGGCAGTACCGACCACCTCCACCAATTTATTACTTGGTGGCTTATGTAATCCCTTCCGGGGGTGAACTAGGATCGACGGGCGTGTAAAGAGATGTGGAGTTTATCCAGTTGGAACGAGGTAACGGCCAAGTTTATAAATGCAAACAAAAAAGCATTAGGATTTGCTGACTTAACAGTTGGTATGTCTGAATTGAGATTAGCGGCGTAATAACCAACAATTTCAGGGGCGGCCCCTGCCTTGCAACAGAAGTGGGGCACTCTATAATCTGCTACGAAAACTTATAGTAGCACTTCATTCGGCAATATTGATTAGTAAATAATTTGTAGTATTAACAATTTATAGGGAGTGTATATGTTTTTGATACCAGGATCACAGAAGAAATTTCGATTATCGTGGGGCAAAATTAGAAAGAAAGCACCAAAGGTGCCTGACATCACTTGTCCAGCGATTGACGATGTTCTAAATCAGTTAGAAAAATTAATTGGTAATGAATTATCACAGACAAAATACAAAGCATTTGAACGTAAACTTGAAAGACTTCGAAGAGCGAATGAGCGATTGAGGGATTCAGGAATATACTGGCATGATGCTTGTAAAAAACAGGTACAAACCATGTACGGATCTCGTAAGAAACGTAAGTAGATTACCACTTTTCAATAAATACATACATAATGGCAAAGCAGGCAAAACTAGGTGATCCTACAGACTTCAGTTATCGTATAGACAAAGTAGTAAAAATTGTTGACGGAGATACTATCGATGTAATGATTGATTTAGGATTTGATATCAAATATAAAAGCAGAGTTAGACTGTTCGGTATAGACACACCCGAAAGTAGAACAAGAGATCTAGTTGAAAAGAAATACGGACTCATGTCTAAAAAGTTCCTACAAGAAGCACTAGCCAAAGGCACTAAGAAAACAATCAAAACACACAAAGGTGAAGAGACTGGTAAGTTTGGTCGTATCCTGGGTGAAATATTTGTTGATGGTAAAAATGTCAATATGGAAATGTGTAAAAAAGGTTATGCAGTTGCCTACTACGGACAAAACAAAGACCTAGTCGAAGGACAACACCTTAAGAACAGAAAAAAATTAGGTGCATAAGTGGTTATTACTGTTCTTACTACTCACAGCCTGTCAAGTTAATGATTGTGGTGTAGAACCTACAGTAGAATTTCAAGTTCCTAAACAAGAAAAACAATCAGAATCAGATACAAAAGAAGACAAACAAGGCATTGTCGACCAGGTAAAAGATATTACCAAACCAGGTGGACAAGTAAAATGTACGTTTTAAAGTCTTGACAAATACTCAAATAGTGTTATAATTAGACTGTTATTTAGAGTTTATCCTATTGCAGGAATTCTGCTTTGAATAGCACATATTAATATACCAAGGAGAATAATATGAGTAATGTCAAACTGCTTCTCGACGTCGTCGCAGAAGTTCAAAAAGAAGCACCAGAAGATGTGCCAAATTTTTCCAAAAGATTTGCAGAAGCAAAAGTTAATTTAAAAAATCAAATAGCAAAAGGTAGAACATTACCACTGGGTACAGAAGCACACCCACTAAAAGATTTTGCATTCAACTACTCTGTTCAACGAGATGTACGAGCAGGACACGTGATGAACATAATGAAAAAGTTTGATCCAAGAGTGTGTACTCCTGTTTCAGCAGTTAGACGTTCTGACAGTGAAAGACTGTATATATTCGATGGACAACACAGAGCAGTTGCTCTATCATTGTTAGGTTATAACGAAATACCAGTAACAATAGTAGAAACAGATGAGCCGGCCTTTGATGCAGAAGCATTCGAGATTGTAAATGATTCAGGTATTCTACGAGCAGGTACAGAAGAGATTCACAGATGTCTATTACACAGATACAAAATGGGTGAAACTGAAACAGAAAGAGTGTTGACAGCACATAAAGTTCAAGAGATATTTGATAAATGCTCTATTGATTTAGAGCCAAAGAGAGTTCGTAAGTCTACAGGAAAATGTGGACCTAACAAACACTACTTCTCACATTTTGATTACGCATACAAAGGAATGAAAATGGCCGGCGACGAAGGATTGTTTAATGCTCTCGAGGCAATCAAAACTGTGTATGGAGACGAGGACGGAGGAGAAATTAATCAAGGTTTGTTTATTGGATTAATGAAACAGTATCAAATGGGTGCTGAAGCAAAAAGACTTAAACGATTACCTGCAGACTGGATGGTTAAGATGCTCGAATCAGCAAAGAAAGTTTGTCCAAGTGCTACACTAATACATTCAGCAACAAAGAAACAATGGCAATACGCAAACGGTGTTGGTTGGGACGCACCAGTGGCAATGGGTCATATGTTGAGAGAAGTACATTTAATTGAAGATGATTTGTTTGAACCAAGTTATATGCCAAATGTCACACTGAAATTATTTGATGGAGATGTTGCTCCAGACTCAGAGGCACAAACGGCATTTAACAAATACCTATCGAGAAAACATGACTAGCGAAGACGTTGCAAATTTAGTAGATGGACTTAAGAAACTTGCAGATTTTAGAAAGTCAACAGGTATAAATCCGTTAGACAATTACGGGTATCGTGAATTGATGCAAGTTGTTGAATTACGGCAAATACTATCTAGCATTGAAAAAACTCCTGGCAGGAAAGGTGAAGATGCTAAAGCAGAGGATGAAGGATATAAAAACATTGAACTAAAAAGCAGTCAATTTGAAAAAGTACCCAGCATTAATAATTGGCAGTCTGCGATGTTTGATATGAGTAAAACAGATGACATCAAAAAGTTATACGACTTCGAAGGATTTGGTCATTCACTGTTTCACAAAAACGGAGATGCTATACCTATTGCGAGTTATTGGATAAGCAAAGAACACATAAAAAAGTTACATCCACTATTTGACAAAAAAGTAAACGAATACAAAACATTGAAACAAAACAAACCAGGTGGTAGATTAGCAATCTATATGTCAGTTAAAGAAGTATTAGAATATGTAGATACAAATGATATTATTTGGTTTAAAAATGGAGAACGAGTAAAAAATGTTTAATGTACAACAACTAGATATTATTTCTTTGCCAGAGATTAAGTTCGAAAGCACAGATAAACCTCATTTAAATGAACTTGCAGATTATATAGATCACATGAAGAAAGATTTATTTTCTAACAATTGGTCTGCACCTACAAAGAAACATATCAGATCATCATTAATACTTTATATTAGAACTATGCAAAAAAAACTTGCACCACAAGGTTCTCACTATAAAGCAACGAATATTGAAAAAGGACACCTAGAACACGTAATACCACAGAATAAAATTATTAATGCATACTTGCATGATAAGATTTCAGCAGAAGTTGTATTGCAGATGCCATTGTGTATGATTAATGATAGTGATAAGCATATCTTAGAAACTGATTGGCAACACGGTGCAACGTGGGAATATCCTTTTAAACGATATCAGTTAGCAGGATTCAATAAAACTATTAAAAGTGTACGAGGTGATGTGATAGACTTTGAAACTTACACTCTGGAGGATCATTTTAAAATGATAGGATACAATGCGTGAATATAAACTAACAATCAAAGCAGGTGATATGATATCTGTTGGACGTTTTAGAAACGTACAAACAAAGATAAAATCAATATCAATTGATGAGCATGGACAACCTGTGCTACAAACAAGCAAAGGTAAGAAGAAGTTATTCAGTTGTAGACTTATTAAACTAGAACCGGGTAGCAAAACACCAAAACAAATATTAATGGAAAAGAAAAATGCCAGGTAAGATGACCAAAAAAAGATATTTCCATGAAGCAATAGAAGAAGACGAAAAGATATTGGCCATTGGTCTTAAGCAATCAAGACTACACAAAAAGGAAAGGACAAAGAAAATGTACGAAGTATGGTATATTCCACGTATCCAGGATGAGTTAGTTGTTGCACGTTTTGACAATATAGACGATGCACATGACCATATGGACAAAATTAGAATTGTGAGACCAAAAGCACATCCACATCATTATATTTGGGATCCAGAAAAACAAACAAAAATAGAAGAAAGGAGTTTATGACAGTAGCAGACGGATTTGGTATGTTGGCGGTCGGCCTGTGTGCAATAGCAATAGGTGGTACGATCGTCTATCTTGTGATCAATAAGATAGAAAGAGACAAAAACAAGGAACAAGAACGTAATAAGCCATGGCCATGGCAGGGTTAAATATGATGTATGCCAGAAATTAAAGATAGAAAAAAAGTAGAGCAAAGATTAGAGCAAGAATATAGTGCAGGGTTTGTCACGAATGTCGAAAGCGAAACGTTCGAACCAGGTATCAACGAAGAAATTGTAACAAGATTATCAAAAATTAAGAAAGAACCTCAATGGTTGCTTGATTATAGACTAAAGTCATACAGACGTTGGACAAAAATGGTAGAACCCGATTGGTCAACACTTGATATCAATCCCATAGATTATCAATCTATCAGTTATTATTCTGCTCCAAAGAAAGGTCCTGCAAGTTATGACGAAGTGGATCCAGAGATTAAAAAAGATTTTGAACGATTAGGAATACCATTAGGAGAACGTGCCAAACTAGCAGGAGTGGCCGTTGATGCAGTATTTGATTCTGTGTCTGTTGCCACTACATTTCACGGAGAACTTGCAAAAAAAGGTATAATATTTTGTTCGTTCTCAGAAGCAGTAAACAATCACCCTGAATTAGTTAAAAAGTATTTAGGTAGTGTAATACCTCGTTCAGACAATTACTTTGCCACACTTAATTCAGCAGTATTCTCAGATGGCACATTTGTTTATATTCCAAAAAATACAAAATGTCCTATGGAACTATCTACATACTTTAGAATAAATGCATCAAACACAGGACAGTTCGAAAGAACACTTATAGTTGCAGATGAAGGCAGTAGTGTAAGTTATCTTGAAGGTTGCACAGCACCAATGAGAGATGAAAATCAATTACACGCCGCCAATGTAGAATTAATTGCCATGGACAATGCAGAAATAAAATATTCAACAATACAAAACTGGTATCCAGGTGATCCTGTCACAGGCAAAGGCGGAATTTATAACTTTGTTACCAAAAGAGGACTATGTAAAGGTCATAGTTCTCGCATAACTTGGACACAATTTGAGACAGGAAGTAGATTGACATGGAAGTATCCTTCTTGTATACTAAAAGGTGATAACTCGATAGGAGAATTTTATTCAGTTGCTCTTACAAACGGTCATCAACAAGCAGATACAGGTACTAAAATGATACACATAGGTAAAAATACTAGAAGTACAATAATCTCAAAAGGTATTTCTGCAGGCAAGTCATCAAACACATACAGAGGATTGGTCAAAGTATTAAAGTCTGCCGACAAGGCAAAGAATTTTACTGCTTGTGATTCATTAATGATGGGTAATGAATGTTCAGCAAACACAATACCTTATATAGAAAACAACAGTAATACTAGTAACTGTAATCACGAAGCAACAACATCTAAGATAGATGAAGAACAATTATTTTATTGTAGACAGAGAGGATTAACTGAAGAAGATGCAACAAATTTATTGGTATCAGGTTTCTGCAAAGAAGTTTTTCAAAAACTTCCTATGGAGTTTGCCGTTGAAGCCAACAAACTTTTGGAAGTCAGCATGGAAGGATCTGTAGGATAATGGCATTTAAATTCCAAAAAATAGATGTAATAGATATAGAACAAGACCCAGTTAGACCAGAATTGTCATTAGCATTTAGAAATTCTGAAACTAGAGGCAGAGAAATTTATGCTCTAGTAGACGACAAAGGCGAATATGCATCTGTGGTTTGTATAGCACATTGTAAGTTTGTTCCAAAAAGTGTTGATGAACTTAAGAAGTTTTCTGATCCTGCAGGAAGTATTGCTATTGCATATACAGTATGGAGTCATACAAAAGGAGCAGGCAAGACAATAATAGATCATTTATTAAAAATGGCTAGAGATTCTAAACAGATTAAAAGAGTAATAACTTTATCACCTCTTACGTTGATGGCTAAAAATTTTCACGAGAAAAACGGAGCAGTCAGAATAGGACTGAATCACGAAACTCAAAACTTCGAGTATTCACTTGCTGATACTCGTTGGGAAAAGTATCTCAACGATACTAAGAAATGGTTTGGCTTACACGTAGGATAATACTTTAGAAAGGTATCCTATGAAGAAAATTGTATTAGTAACCGGAGGATTTGATCCTCTACATTCAGGACATATCAGTTATTTTAAATCAGCACGTCAACTTGGAGACGAGTTGTATGTTGGTATCAACAGTGACCAATGGTTATCTCGCAAAAAAGGTCAAGCATTCTTGCCGTTCAAAGAAAGAAAAGCAATTATAGAAAACTTATCCATGGTAGATGGAATAGTAAGTTTTGATGACAGTGATGATACAGCCTGCGGAGCAATATTCAAACTGATGTCTACTGTTGGCAACGGACAACAAATAATATTTGCTAATGGCGGTGATAGAGATAAAGACAATATACCAGAAATGCAAACCTACAAAGACAAAGTACAATTTGCATTTGGCGTAGGTGGCAATAATAAACTTAATTCATCTAGTAGAATTTTAGAAAACTGGAAACAACCAAAAGTACAAAGAGCATGGGGTTGGTATAGAGTGTTACAGGATCGTCCAGGGTATAAAATAAAAGAATTAATAATTGAACCAGGCAAAAGTTTATCAATGCAAAGACATGAACATAGAACAGAGCATTGGTATTGTTTAAAAGGTGAGGTAGTAGTCGATACAATAAATGTATCGTCTGACATAGAAGAAAAATGTAGACTAACAGAACACCAAACTACTACAATTCAAAAGAAAGAATGGCACAAAGGCAGTAATCAATCCTCGCAGTTCTGCCATATTCTGGAAGTTCAATACGGTAATCAATGCATTGAAGAAGACATTGAACGTAGAGACAGTTGACAAAAAAACAATTCTAAGGTATAATAATTGTATTAACCGTTGTGTTGTGGACGGGTGTTAGTCATTTGTCAATCTAACTAGTTCCCCTTTAGGGTCAATATTGGAGAGACTTATGCGAACCATAAGTCGACGAAACATCTAGATTTCAAAGCAACACAACGGTTTAACATCAGGAGATGGATATGAGCAGAAAAGAAGAATTACTAGAAAATTTGAAAAAGATTGCAAAACCTAAAGAACCTAAAAAAGAAAAATATGTACCTCCTGAATATGTTTCAGGACAAAAACAACTACTGATATCTAATCAACGTGGCGAAGATGCAGAAGGTAATCCTATCTGCATTGATAGAATTTACGGCGGTATTAATGGCAAGTATAGATTGCTACAAGGCAAGTATGGAGAAGAATACAAAGGAACACTTAAAAATAAAAGAGTAAGAAGAAAAAGATCAGACGGCACCGGTTTTTGGCAACAATTTCATGTAACGGCAGATGGTCGTTGGTTTGATAATTCTGGTATGCCTTGTGAAGAACCAAAAGATGTAGAATTTGAAAAAGAGCCTGAGCCTGAAGAAGAACCAAAAGCGGACGAATTAGATGTGTTGAAAGGATTAAAATGAAAAAATTTAAATGGTGGATTTTAGACAACTTGCCTATAATCTATATTATTCTGATGTTTACATTCGGAATGGTACTGTCGGCAAATCATGCAGGAGTGATGTAATGAAACAGTGGATGATATCTACGGCAACCATTCTATTTGATGACAGTAAGAATGATCTTAGAGCATTACCAAAAACAGTTAGATTACAATTACTGACCACATTAAGTTTTGTTTGGTCAACGGCTTTTAGTTTACTTGTAATTGGTG